ATGAGTTGGGTCCAAGCCGCAGTATCCGTCCTCTCGGCCGTGGTGGGGGGATTCGTCGGCGGATGGGTCGTCGCCTTCCGACTCGGCCGCTGGCGCCAGCGCACGGAAGACCGGCTGGAGCACGTCGAGGAGAAGCTGGACTCCAGCGACCGGGCCCTCAGCGCCGTGCCGATCATAAGCGCCCGGCTGGACGTGGTGCTCAGCGAGATCCGGGAGATCAAGGACGGCCTGCGCGACGACCGTAGACGGTTCGTCACCCACGAGGAATGCGACCGCACGCACTCGGGGGGCGCGACGCCACGCCGCAGCGCATAGCGAAAGAGGAGACTTGCAGATGAGGGAACAGATCGAGAAGACCCTGGCGGAGGTTCGCCGCCAATGGGAAGAGGCCGAAGCCGAGGCTTCCGGCGCAGCCGGCAACCTCGTGCGCCTGGCCAGCGGCATCACGCCCCTGGAGCGGACGGACCCGTCCCAGGTCCGAGCGGCGGCCGACGACTTCGCCGCCGCCGTCGAACGCCTCAGGCTGCTGGACGAGTTCTCCCGCCGGCTGCGCGCCCTGCTGACGTAGGCCGTCCCGCCGGCGGACCCGTCCCAAGCGACCACGGACCATGGCCAACTGGACCCGACAGCACGAGCTCCTGCAGGAGCGAGTTCTCGACAGGATGCAGCGCGAGGCGCAGGCGTTCGCCGACACGGGCGAGCAGGCCGGCGCCGAGCGCCGTGGCGCGCCGCTGCTTGAGTGGTGCCGCCTCTACCTGCCGCACTACTTCGACCGGCCGTTCGCCCGGTTCCACGGCCGCATGACGTCGGCCGTCGGCGAGGCGGCCATGCCGACCTTCGTCGGCGCTTTCCGCGGCGCGGGCAAGAGCGTGCTGCTGGCCCTGGCGCGCCCGCTGTGGCTCCTGCTGCGCGGCGAGTGCCCCTACTTCATCTACGCCAGCCAGGTGCAGAAACTGGCGGCCGAGACCATGGGGTTCCTGCGGCTGGAGCTGGAGCACAACGCGCGCATCCGCTGCGACTACGGCGAGATCGCCGTGGCCGGCGCCGAAGGCGAATGGACCGTCCGGACGACCGGCGCCGGGGCCCGCGAGGCGAAGTTAGAGGCCTTCGGCATCGGCATGAGCCCGCGCGGCAGGCGCTGGCGGCAGTGGCGCCCGCTGGAATTCGTCGGCGACGACCTGGAGACCGCCGAGCTGGCCCGCAACCCCGAGCGCGAGCAGAACCTCTGGGACTGGCTCATGGACGAGGTCGTCCCGGCGATGGAACCCGAAAGGTTCTGCTTCACCGTGCTGGGCACGGTGTTCGGCCCGGGCTGCATGCTCGAGAGGGCGCGCCGGCTCGCCGACGAGCGCGACGCGCGCGGCCGGCCCCTGGCGAAGGTCTTCATCCAGCAGGCAACCCACGGCCCCGACGCGGGCGCCGGCCTGGAGGGGAGCAGCGTCTGGCCCGAGCGCTTCCCCGACCACGCGCTCCAGCGCATCCGGCGCACGATCGGCCTTCGCAACTGGCTTCGCAACTACGCCCTGGTGGCCGAGGACCCGACGCGGCCGTTCCAGCCGGACTGGATGCGCCAGTACGATCCGGGCGAGCTGGACGTGGAGGGGCTGGACCGGGTCTGCTTCCTGGACCCGGCCGTAAGCGAGTCCGCCTCGGGCTGCCCGCGCGCGCTGGTGTGCGTCGGCGCCGACCGCGCCACCGGCCGGCGCTACGTTCTGGACGCCTGGATCGAGCGGCGCAGCCCGCTGGAGATGCTCGACCGGCTCATCGCGTTCCACCGGCGCTGGCGGCCGCGCCTGATCGGCATCGAGGCCAACGGCGGCTACGCGCTGATCCGGCCGCTGTTGCGGATGCGGGCGGGCGACGCGTTCCTGCCGGTTCGGTACGTCAACCACACCGAGGCCAAGGAGCTGCGCATCGAGCGGCTCTCGGCCCAGTTCGAGGCGGGCCTGTGGCTCTTCCCGCGCGACCCGGGGCCGGGCGTGCGAACCCTTCAGGAGCAGTTCCTCAACTACCCCCGGGGATTCGTGGACGGCCCCGACGCGGCGGCGGGGTGCGATGAACTCCTGCCGCAGCCATTCGGCGGGGACGACTGCGAGTTCCGCTACGGCACCCTGGACCGGCGCGCCGATTTCACCCACCTGTAGCCCCGCCGACGCAGGGGCGGTTCAGAAACCCGGCAGGCCTACCCTCTTTTCTTCAGCACGATGAACACGACGATCAGCACCACAAGCACGATGCCGAGAATCCAGTAGTACATCCGCCATCCTCCCTAGAATAAGGCCTCATCCTGCCGACTCTGCGGCCCACACACGACCGTCACTTATACGCCTGCCGAGCCGCCGTGTCAATCGCCCTTCGGCCACGCCCGGCGTGCCCGGCCCCTCCCTGCAGGACAGAAGGGAAAAGTCCCCTCGGGGCCTTCCCGTAAGCCTTTGCCCGCCATGGAGATCCACAGATCGCAGCCGCGCCGGCGCGTGATGATCCGGACAGTTCCGACAGGACCGCCCAGAGCGGACACCGGGGGCGCGGGGGACGGGTATAGTCGAGCTAGAGCCGCCCGGCCGGCAGACAAGCCCTAAGGCCGCCGGTGCGCACAACAAAGCGAAAGGCACAAGATGGCCGATCAACCCGACAGTAAGGTCCTCGCCGAAGCGCAACACTACGGCCCGCGCACCGTCGTGAGCCACGTGGACATCGACACGCTCGGCCCCCGGCAGATCAAGAACATGCTGGTGGAGGCCGAGAGCGGCGACCTGGCGAGCCAGTGCGCGCTGTTCGAGAGGATGGAGGAGAAAGACGGCGAGCTGGACGCGCACCTGCGCACCCGCAAGAGCGGCGTCAGTTCTCTGGGGTTCGAGCTGCTGCCGGCGGACGAGTCGCCGGCGGCGGCCGAGGCGGCCGCGCTGTGCCGGGAACACATCGGCGCGCTGCCCAACATGAAGGAGGCCATATTCGACCTGCTCGACGCTGTGCCGAAGGGCTTCAGCGTCCTGGAGATCCAGTGGCAGACCGACGCGCGCACGTGGCGCCCGGCGAGACTCCTTTGGAGGCCGCAGCGCTGGTTCACGGCGGCCGACGACGGCGAGACGCTGCTGCTGCGCGACGAGAGCGGCGGCGAGGGTCGGCCGATCAACCCTCTCAACTTCATCCTGCATCGCACGAAGGCCCGCAGCGGGTTCTGCGGCCGCACTGGGCTGCTTCGAAGCTGCGTGCGCGCCTTCGTGGTGCGCCACGTCTCGTGGAAGGACTGGATGGCCTTCGCCGAGGTCTACGGCATGCCGCCGCGCATCGGCCACCTGCGCGAGGGCGTGCCGTGGGACTCGGAGGAGGCCCGGCAGCTCTGGCAGGCCGTGCGCTCCCTCGGCATGGACGCTGCGGCGGTCGTGCGCGAGGGCAGCCGCATCGAGATGGTCGACAGTCGCGGCGCAGGCGACGGCGAGATATTTCTGCGCATCCTCGAGACCGCCGGCCGCGAGATGACGCTGGCCATCCTGGGCCAGACCCTCACCAGCGGCGGCGAGCGCGGCGGATCCTACGCCCTGGGCAAGGTCCACAACCAGGTGCGCTGGGACCTGTTGGAATCCGACGCGCTCGCCCTCGCCGAGACCCTTACGAGCCAGCTGCTCGCCCCGCTGGTCCGGCTCAACCTGGGCCCCGGCGCGCCGGCCCCGCGCTGGCACTTCATCCTCGAGGAGCCCCGCGACCTCGCCGCGCTCGCCGGCACCATCAAGACCCTTGCCGAGGCCGGCCTGCCCATACCCTCGAAGTGGGTCTACGAGCGGTTCGGCATCCCCGAGCCGGCGGATGGACAGAAGACCCTCGGCGGCGGCGCCCGCGAGGCGTTAGCGCCGATGCCCCCGGCCCTCGCCGATAGGAGAGAAACAGCATGAGCAAAGACACTGAGACGCAACTTGCCGAAAGACCGACAGCCGCCGCGCCGCTCCTGCCGCGCGGGCAGGCGCCCGAGTGGGTGATGATCGGGCGCGTGGGCCGCTGGGAGGGCCATCCGGATGGGCCCGAGGTCATCACGGCCGCCCGCCTCGCCAGCGCGCTCGACCACTTCGAGCGCCACTACGAGGCCAACGACGCCGACCTGCCCATCGACTACCACCACGGGAGCGTCTTCGCCGCGGCCAGGGGCGGCCCCCCCGCCCCGGCGGCGGGCTGGATTCGACAGATGGAGCTGCGCGCCGAGGGCACGCAGCTGTGGGCACGCGTGGTCTGGACCGCCGACGCGGCGCGCGACGTCGCGGCGGGCAGGTTCCGCTACGTCTCGCCCGTGTTGCGCTTCGGCGCACCGGACCGCGTCACGGGCAGGCCTGTGCCGATGCTGGTCCACAGCCTCGCCCTGACCAACACGCCCTTTCTGACCGAGCTCCAGGCGCTGAATGAGCAGAGCGCAGGCCAGGCGCCGGAGCAGCCCTTTACGCAAGGAGGTGACGCCATGCCGATACTGGACCAGATGGCCGCCGCTCTGAACAGACCCGCCGGGGAGGTCCGCCAGGCCCTGCGCCTGCACTCGGCGCAGGACCGGGACGTGGCGGCGGCGCTCCTTGAGCAGTCCGCGCGTCTCGAGCAGCTCGAGGCGCAGGCGGCCGGCACTGCCGCCGTGCGCGGCGCGCTCGGACTGGCCGCCGGCGCCGGCGAGGACGTCGTGCTCAACGCCATCGGCGCGCTGCAACAGACGCGGCGCGACACGGAGGCCGAGCAGCTCGTGGACGGCGCTGTCCGGCAAGGCCGCATCACGCCCGCCCAGCGCGACTTCTTCCTGCGCTGCGCGCGCGAGGACCTGCCGGGCACGCGGTTGTGCCTAAACAGCCTTGCCCCGCTCGTCTCCACCCCCCTGGCCGGCGGCCCCGCGCACGCGGGGCGGCGGCGCGGCCTGACGGACGCCGAGACCTGCCTGTGCAGGCAGCTCGGCCTGAGCGCCGAGGCATTCCTCGACGCTGCTGACGAGGGCAGGCTCTGACATTCTCAAAGCTCGACTTTGGAGGAGACTCGAATGACTGCACTGACGCAGGACAGAAGCACTGACTACAGTCTCGGCGATCTGCTCGCCATACCCGTCGCGGCGGGCGAGGAGATATTCGCCGGCTCGCTTGTGTGCACCGACGCCGCCGGCTACGCGGTGCCCGGCGCCGACACGGCGGGTTACGTCTTCGAGGGCGTCGCCACACAGCAGGCCGACAACAGCTCCGGCGCGGACGGCGACGTCAGCGTCGTGGTGCGGCGGCGCGGCCGATACCGCTTCGACTCGGCAAGCGCCCTGGACCAGGCGTCCATGAGCGGCGAGGTCTGCGTCTACGACGACCAGACCGTGGCCGACGACTCCGACACCACCAACTCGATCGCCTGCGGGCGCATCGACAAGATCGAGTCCAGCGGCGAGTGCTGGATAACCATCGACCACTACGCGCAGACGGGCAAGAGCTGGGTGCCGCCCACCACAACGGCCGCTCCGGCAACCACGACCACTACCGCTGCGGCCTAAGGGGAGCGATCCTCGAGCCGCCGCGTGAGAAAAGGAGGACAGAAGGATGGACGTAACACAGGGCAACTTGCAAGCCGTCTTCACCGGGCTGAAGGCGACCTTCGCCGAGGCCGTCCGCTCAACGGAAGTCGCCGAGATCGAACGCCTGATGGAGACCGTCGCAAGCACCACCGACACCGAGCACTATCCGATCGCGACCCTTCTGGGCGACCTGGAGGAGGTGCTCGACGAGGTGACCATCACCAGCATCGGGCGCTTCGTCAAGAGCGTGCCGAACCGCACGTTCGCACGCATCGTTCAGGTCAGGCGCAACGACATCGCCGACGACAACGTCGGCGTCTACCGGCCGGGCGTGCGACAGCTTGGCCGCCGCGCCGCGCTCTACCCGCTGCGCCTGGCGGTCGAGGCGCTGCTGTCCGGGTTCACCGACGAGTGGATCGACGGCCAGAGCGTCTTCGGCACAAGCCACACCTGGCCGGGCGGGCAGGGCTGGTCCAACCGCAGCGACGTGGCCCTGGACGCGGACAACTTCGACGCGGCCTGCCTCGCCCTGGAGGGCAGGGCCGGTCCCGACGGCGCGGCGCTGGGCCTGGTGCCGAGGCTGCTGGTGTGCGGCATCGAGCTTCGCGCCACCGCCGAGGAGCTGGTCGAGATCCAGTACCTGGCCGACGGCTCCAGCAACCGCCGCTACAAGCGCACGGACCTGATGGTCCTGCCACGCCTGGGCAGCAGCACGGCCTGGTTCGTCATCGACGACGATCCGGTCAAGCCGATGGTGCTCCAGGACCGCGAGGGCCCCGAGTTCACGGCGAAGGACGACCCGGCCGACGACGACGCGTTCTACCGGGAGATCTACGCCTACAAGGGCCGCCGACGCTGCGCCGTGGCCGTCCTTGCACCGTGGCTCATCCAGGCCTCTAACGGCGCATAAGCGGGCACGCTCACGTGAGCCGCTCACGGGCCTCTGCCCCGCGACACCCGGTGCCGCGGGGCAGGCCAGCCCGCTTCAGACCCGGGAGGAGACGATGGCTTACTGCACCCAAAGCGACGTAGAGACGCGCATCGGCGAGACCGACCTGGCCGCCCTGGCGGACTACGACGGCGACGGCCTGCCCGACGCCGACGTGGTCGCCGCGGCGATAGGTGACGCCTGCTCGCTTGTCGACAGCTACCTGAGCGTCAGGTTCAGCGTGCCGGTCAGCCCAGTGCCGGACGTGCTGCGCACCCGCGCCGTGAACCTGGCCGTCTACTTCCTGCGGCTGGGCCGCGACAGCGCCACCGAGGACGTGCGCCGGCAGTACGAGGACGACGTCGCGTGGCTGCGGCAGGTCGTCGCCGGCAACGTCTCGCTCGGCATCGAGCCGTCGGCGGCCGAGGGCGACCGCGCCCCCGGCGTGCGCTACGAGACCGAGCCGAGGATTTTCGGCCGCGGGGAGCCGCTCTGATGCCCCCGACCCGCCACCACCCCAGGAGCAGAGCATGGCCAACTTCCTGACAGATGGTCGCGACGCGCTGCTTGACGCGCTGAAGGCCGACGTGCAGATCGCCGCGCGCGTGAAGACCTGGTTCGAGTTCGGGGCCGGGCTGCGGCGGCGGTTCCGCATGGAGCCGGCCGACTGTCCCCTGCTGGCGCTCTCGCCGGCCGGGGGCGATGCGCTGCGCACCTGCAACGCCCTGACCGACCTCTCCCAGCGCCTGCGCATCGAGGTGGCCACCGACGGCCAGGACGCCGAGCCGTGCGAGGAGCTCGTGGCGCTGGTTCTCGACCGCATCGTGGCGTGCGACTCGACGTGCCTGGGCCTGGCCGGCGACGGCGTGACCGGCCTGGAGGTCGAGGGCATCACGTGGCGGCCCGTTCCGGCCGCCGGCGACGCGCGCATCCTCTGGAGCGCGCGGATCGACATGGCGATTGCCTGGAAGCGTGCTTAGCGAACCGGAGGCGCAGACAAGATGCCCGGACCCGGCACAGACGTGCACAAGGGATGGCGCCGCCACATGCGGTGGGCGCAGGAGACCACCTGGGGTGTCGCGCCCCTCTCGCCGGAGTGGCGCGCCGTACCGATCGAGCGCGGCGTCATGGGCCTGAAGGCCGCCGCCTCGCTGTTCTGGCCCGCGACGGGGTTCGGCGGCTGGAAGCGCAGCCTCGTCCTGCCGGAACTCCAGGAGACCGCCGGCCAGGTCGAGGTACTCGCCCGGCCTGAGCTGACGGGCTACCTGCTCGGGGCGGCGCTGGATCGCGACGCCGACCCGGCCAGCCCCCGCTACGGCGACCTCGAGAGCTACTGCGTGGACTTCTACACGCCGCCCGATCCGCGCCGCTACCTCGGCATCGTCGTCGAGGGCCTCCAGATCCGCGCCGAGCCCGACGCCGTGAGGCTGCTTCTGCGGCTGCGGGCGCGCAAGGAGGTCGAGAACGACGCCCTCGCGGAGGACGACTTCGACTACGAGGGCCTGACCGCGGCGCCCTTCGCGCTGCGGCGGGCCGCCGTGACGATTGCCGGCGAGGCCGCGCTCGACGTCGAGGGCTTCAGCCTGACGGTCGACAACTCGGTCCGGCCCGGCCCGAACCAGGGCGGCTACGTCGCGTGGCTTGCCGCCGGCCAGAGATCGGTGGCGCTGGAGCTGACCAGGCTCGACGGCACCGACGAGTTCAACGCTGCGATCCGAGGCGGCGCGACCATCGCCTTCGAGGCCGAATTCACGCATCCCGACGGGCACGAGATGAGCCTGGAGCTGCCGGTCCTGCATCCGGCCGAAAGCTCCGAGGACGCGCCGCCCGCGCGGCTGGCGCTCTCGCACGCGAGGCTGGAGGCCGCGGCGGACGAAAGCGGTGCGGACCTCACCTGGGAGGTCTCTCTGGCGCCCCCGATCACCACGACAACCACCGCGCCGTAGCGCGGCGCAGGAGGCATTGACATGGCACAGCACGCGGAACAGTCGCCCTCGCGACCGCCCGCGGACCGGGCGCTCGAACAGGTCGTCGACGCCCACGCCGCGCAGACCCGCGAACTCGTGCGCCTGCGCGAGGCGATACTTGAAACCGCGCAGGAGAACCTGCGGCTGCACGGCAGGGCCCTGGAAGCCGTCCAGACCCTAAGAGCCGAGATGGAACGTGTCAAACGCCTCATGAAGGCGCTCGCGACAGCCAGGTGACACACGAGGGAGATCCAAGAGCAATGGCAGCGGGATACTTCGATGACGGGACGGTGAGCCTGGAGCTGGGCCGGCACGTATTCGTGACGCCCTCGGCCCGGCGGCGAAACGTCGCCCTCATGCCCTACGCCGAACCGGGGGTGGTGCTGGCGTCCGGGGGTGGGGTGCTGGAGCTGAAGGCCACGGGGCAAAGACTGCGGTCGAACCTGGGCGATGCCGAACGATACGTCTACGAGATGCTCGCGGCCCTCGCCACCAGCACCGCCGGCGACCTGGCCTTCGAGGACAACCGGGGCCACCGGCACGTCTTCGGCGACGCCGTCTGCGTCGGCGGCTCCGGCCAGGTGCGGGCCTTCCGGTTCGCCGACCTCAAGCTGGACTTCGCCTGCCCGGAGAAGTCCTCCGAGCCCGCCTGGGGATCCGTGCCCGCCGCGCCCGCCGCATACCCCGGCACCACAAACGCGCAGGACTACCGCGCGGGCGGCGTCGACCTGGGCGAGGGCGGCGTGATGAGGATCGAGATGCAGCGCTCCTGGCCCATGCGCGAGCTGCCCCGCGCGCGCGGCGCCCGCACGAGCGTGCCGCCGGCAGGGGCGCTGATCAGGTTCCTGGTCGAGACCGAGCGCATCGCCGCGACCGAGAACCTGGCGACCGACCTGGAGGACCTGGCCCGCGCGATCGGCCCCGGCCCGGTCGCCCTGACGGCCAATGGCAACGCCTACGCCGGGGTCCTGCTCGAGGGCGTGCGACCGCGCCATACGGACCGCAAGCACACCGTCGTCGAGTGTGAGTTCGTGCAGGACATTGGCGTCTACGGCGCCTGGGAGTTTACCACCACCACAACCCCCGCTTAGAGGGCATATAGAAGGGCGTTCAATTGGCGATTGAAGTCTATACAAACGGGGCGTTGAGCACTGACCTCAAGGCCAACTGGCTGCGGCGGGGATACCTCGATCCCTGGTCCTGCGAGCTCTCTTGCGCCGGCCGACACGACCAGGACGGCGGCGCCGTCATCGACCTCTACGACTGGGTCGAGCTGCGCGACTCGGAGATGGGCCGCATCCTGTTCCGCGGCAACGCGCTCCAGGCCAGCCCCGGCGGCGTCGAGGGCGAGGGCATCAAGTGGCTGTGCAAGGGACGCCGGTTCCGGCTCCAGGAGGAGATCGTCCGCATCAACGGCTCGGCCTTCTACGTCTGGAACCGGCGCGGCTACCGCTGCTCCCGCGGCGGCGGCGAGGACTCCCCCGGCCGCGACGGCGGCAAGTGGGCCGCCGGCGAGATATGCATCGACATCCTCGAACACGCCCTGGGCATCCCCGCCGCCGGCAGCGACATCGCCGGCCACCACTCGGCCGCCTCATGCGTCACCGACACCTACCTGACCGGCCTGGACATCGTCGGCTACGACGCCGCCGACTGGCTGGCCATCGACAGCGCCATCGGCGAGTTCAGCGTCAGCGACACCCCCGTGGCCGATGCGCTCGACATGCTGCTCGGGCTGGCGGGCGGGTTCTGGGGCTGGTACATCGACGAGATGGGCGTGCTGCGCCTGCACGACCTGCCGACCCTGCCGACCACCGACCTGGCCGCCGGCGAGCTGGGCCACTGGCAGGACGAGGTCGGCAAGGACTACCTGCTCCTGGGCAACCGCGTCGACTGGAGCCTCGAGGGCGTCTACAGCGAGGTCGTCGTCCAGGGCACCGACCTGACGGTCGAGGTGAAACCCTCCAACATCGAGGGCAGCGGCAACCCGGCCCTCAACGGCGGCGGCGAGCTGGAGCTGATCGCCTCGCCCTGGCGCGGCTGGCCGTGCGCCTACAGGGCGCTGGCCCAGCCATACCGGGCCTGGACCGCCCGGAACGTCGGCACGGACGGCTCCTGCGAGGGCGGCGGGGCCGAGTGCGGCGTGCCCGACAACGTCGTCTCGATCCACCGTGGCCCGCGCATCTACCGCGGCACCGACGCCGGCGCGAAGGCATACCTGGTGCGCCTCGTGCCCGGCAGCAGGTGGGCCCTGAGCCTGGCCACCGGCATCATCATGTTCTACTACGTGCCCACGCTCGGCCCCGGCGAGAAGCTCTGGGGCTGGTACTGGGCCCGGCGCCCCTTCACCGCCGGGGCCGGCCCGGAGGGCACGGCCTACGAGTGCTACGGCTACGAGCGCACGCTCTGGGTCTACGACCCGGCCTTCCGCCACACCTCCAGCTACCCGGCCTCCGGCGACGCCGAGGAAGAGACCGAGATGGAGACCCTCGCCGAGCGCCTGCTGGAGCAGCACGAGGACGTGCGGCTCCAGGGCGCGCTGCGCTGCGACCTGGCCGACCCGTTCGGTATCGACCTGACCTACCGCTACAACGTCACTAACCTCACCGCGCCGACCATCGGCGGGTGCGACCCCGACCCGATGGACTGGTCCGAGGTGGCGCTGAACGCCGTCGAGGTGCTCTACGACTTCGAGGCCAACCTGACCGAGATCACGGCGGCCAACACGTTCTTCATGCTCGAGGGCTACAGCGAGCTCAAGAGGCGCCTCTACCTGAACCGGGAGATCAAGACCGCCCGCGACCTGGCCGAGGACACGCTCGATTGCCAGGTGGCGCCCGAGCCGCCGGAGGATGGCGCCAACTACTCGACCTCGACCAACGCCCCCACGACGACGACCACGCAGGCCCCTGTGTCCACGACGACCGGCGCGCCCGGCACCACGACGACCGGCGCCCCCGGCCCGACCAGCACCGCGGCGCCGACCACGACCCCCGCCTGCGACGACTGCCGGGAGCTGTCGGACCTGTGCTACCTGCTCGACTTCGACGGCCCCTGCTGCGGGGTCGCGTATGGCGGCTGCTCGGCGGTGCTCGAGTGGCTGGCCTCGGTGAACGGCCCCGACGGCATCGGGTGCTGGTGGCAGGGCGAGTTGAGTTGCGTCGAGGGGACGACTACCACGGCCGCCCCGGCGACCACGACCCAGGAGGAGTACGGCCAGCCGCCGGGCGACGTCGTCGAGCTGATCTTCCACCCCGTCGCCGGCTGGCTCATCATCCACGGGGAGAACGGCTGGCTCAAGGACTCCGGCGCCACCGACCCCTGCGACCCGACAGGGACGTATAGCTGCATCTGCGGCGACGCGGGGTCGGTCACCGTGGTCGAGACCCCCTGCCCGACGACGACCGAGGCGCCCACGCCGACCACCGCCGCGCCGACCACGAGCACGACGACCGAGCCGCCGCCGGAAGCCTGCCCCGAGGACTGCACCGGCTGCACCGAGACGACGGTCACCATCGCCGCCTGCGGCGGGAACGTGGCCGTCCTGAACGGCGCCCACGACATAGGCGACATCACCGACTGCATCGGCTGGAAGCTCGTGCCCGGCAGCTACGAGATCGACGTCGAGTGCAGCCCCACCGGGTGGGGGTTCGTGGCGGACGCCAATACGTGGTATGTGCGCGGCCGCGTCTGGCAGGAACCCATCGGCTGGCTCTATCAGTGCATCTGGAAGATGCCCAACACCGACGGCTGCCCCGGCGGGAATTACGCGCTCGACGCCGGGCTCAGCGACGCCGGCTGCGGCACGTGCGTCGTCTCATAACCAGGAGAGGAAGACATGCCGGAGATGACCGAGCAGCAAGTCGATGAGCTCGCGGACATCATGATCGCCCGCGGCTATGGGCCCTGGCTGAAGGTGACCACCAAGGAGCAGCAGGCCCAGGCATTGGCGGAGTTCGCCGAGAAGGACCTGTTCAACTTCGGCGGCCCCGGCGGCGTGCGCGAGGCCGCGCGCCTGGTCGAGGCCGTCTGCACCAAAGAGGGGATCGACCTGGATGTCGAAATCGACACTCCGTAAGCGGTTGCGCGAGATGAAAGCGAGCGGCCCCCGCCCCCGCCCGCACGCGGGGCGGCGGGACAAGCGCGGCTGCAAGGGCTGCCGCAAGAAGCTGCTCCGCAAGGCGAAGGAGGCCATCACCGTGGCAAAACCCGCCGCGCCCCTGATGCTCGCCCCCGTCATCACCTCCTTCAACGAGGGCGAGGAGGTCTACAAGACCGTCGAGAGCCTGTGCGGGCCCATCACGGACTTCATCGCGGGGCTTGTGCCGGTCGTAGTGGACGATGGCTCGAAGCCGGCCGTCGGCCGCGCGACCGCGCTGGGGCACCCCGACGGCGTAATCATCAGGCATGAGAAACCTCTGGGCGTCGGGCGGTCCCGCAACGCCGGCCTGGCCGCCGCGCTTGCCTCCGGCGCCGACGTCGTCAGCTTCCACGACGCCCACATGCGGTTCCCGCCCGGCGTCATGGAGGCGCTCGCGGCCAAGGCCGTCGAGTCCGGCGCGATTGTGACGTCGAAGGCCGCCGGCTGGCGGGACAAGAAGACGGGCAAGCCGCACGGGTTCCGCGCCTGGGGCGCCGACCTGCACTGGAACCTCGGCTACGGCCTCCAGCCGAAATACCGCATCTATCCGAAACATCAACCCGAATGGATCCGCGTCCCATCACCGATGGGCGCCTGCTACGTGATGGGCCGCGAGACCATCGAGCGGCTCTCGGCGCCCACCGGCAGGCTCTGGGACGACGTGGCGGGACGCTGGGGCTTCAGCGAGCAGGCGCTGGCCGTCAAGGCGTTCCTCTTGGGCATCCCCGTCCTGGTCAGCCGCGACCTGAAGACCCATCACCACTACAAGGAGACCAACCCCGTCCCGAACGCCGGCCTGGAGACCTGGAAGAACGTCTGTTACTCGATGGCGGCGCTGCTCTCCGAGGAGACATTCGACGAGCGGTTCCGGCCCTTCTGCGAGACATACATCCGCGAGCACGTCGAGGGACTGGCGAAGCAGGCCCGCGCCGACCGCCCCGGCCCGCTCCCTTGGACCTGGGGCGCTGAGCGGCGCATCTTCACCTACCTGTGCGGGCGTGGCGCGAAGATAACCGAGCCGCACAACGACCACGCCTGGCTGCCAGGGCTGGCCTTGACGGCCGACGCCCTGGCCGACAGGCCGCTCCGGATACTGCAGTGGCGTCCCGGCGAGAGTACTCCCCTCATTTACCCTGTGTTCCCGGGCAATGACATCACCTGCCTGGAATGGAACCGGCACCGGGCGCAGAACTGGGGCCCGCTCCTGAAACGCCTGGGCGTGAAGCTGCTCCAGGTCGAGCTCCGCCACTGGACCGACCCGCAGGCGGCGGGGTTCCTGAAGGACGCCAAGCCCTTCGACCTGATAACCCTCGGCGGCGAGATGGCGGAGGCGTGCCGGCCCGCCGCAAAGAGGCTGCTGGCCCCCGGCGGCAGGATCGTCGTCAACCCCACCGCCGACGCCTACCAGATCGAGGACAAGGAGCGCTTCGCCACGGGCGACAGACTCAAGGAATACCGCAAGGCACTGACGGTGAGGGGCGGCCCGAAAGGAGGCGACACCCATGCGAAAGGCCAAGGCACACACAAGTCAACTCACCCGACAAATCCTGCCGCCCCCACCGTCACGGTCGTGCTCTTGAACTGGCGCCGGCCGGAGAACATCTCCATCGTCCTCCAGTCTCTGGCGCGCCAGACGATCAAGCCCGAAGTCGCCATCTGGGACAACGGGTTCGGCGAGAGCGGCGGCCTCAAGTACCGCGCCGGCGTGCGCGGGCTGCTGCCCATCGCAGAGCACCCCATGATCGGCCTGGTCATCTCGCCCTCGCGCAACCTCGGCTGCATGCCCCGCTGGTGGATGGCCACCGGGGTCAAGACCGACTACGTCTGCTCGCTCGACGACGACCTGGCCCTGGCCGACGAGCGCGTGCTGGCCGACGCCATCGACGCGCAGCGCCGCCTCTGCCCGGAGGGCATAGTCGGGCCGTTCGGCTACCGGCGCGTCGAGGGGAAGAGCTACAAGGCCGGCCTCCACGTCAACGGCCGCTCGAAGACGGACCGGCGCGTGGACCTGATCAAGGGCCGGATGATGCTCTTTCCCACGCGGCTGCTGGCCCGCGTGCCGATGGCGATCCCCGGCGTCGATCCGGGCGAGGACGACGTCTACGTGAACCTCTGCATCAGCCGCGGCCTGCCGAACTATCACCTCGTGCCGGCGGTGCTGGCGGGACGCTGGAAGCAGGTTGGCAAGGAGGACGCCCGCTCCAGGGCGCTTCGGCCCGGCCACTTCGAGCACCGGGACGAGTGCATCCGGAAGCTCACCGAGTACTGGAGGAATCGCGAATGATCGAAGACCGAATAATGATGGTGTTCTCGTTTTTCTTCGTCGGGGCTCTCATCCCCCAGGTGTGGGCGGGGTTCGGCCGGCGCCCCGGCGTCCGCCCCTTCACCAGCGGCGTCACTGCCTTGGCCCTTATCGTGTACGTCGGTTGTGGGCTCAGATTGGGCCTGAAATTCGCACCCGTGGCATGGGGTATTACTGCCGTACTCTGGCTCGTTATCTTCGCCCAGGAGTTCACCTGGCGGAAGATCGAGGCCATCCGACGCGGGGGATAGCACATGACCGACGACTGCCCGCTCTGCAGCCTGAAGCAGCGCACCCACTGGTATCACCAGGAGCTGCAGTTCGTCGTGCTGGACTGCGAGAGCTGCGGCGGCCCCATGTGGGTCCAGCGGCTGCACGGCGCCTGCCAGGGCGTGGTCCGGAGGGCGGCCCGCGCCCGGTGCCGGCGGCTCTTCGGCCCGAACGTGACGTTCACCGGCCCGCACACCGCGGGGGACCACTACCACGAGCACGTCCACGGCGCCGCCCGGGGCGACGCGCTGGACCGCGAAGCCGCTTGAAAGGGGAGAACATGTGGAGATCCAAATACCGAGAGCGTGCAGAGGCCGCGATCAGTCATTATCGTTTCCACGCGTATGGTATTAAAGAGGACGGCACCCTCATCCGTCGCGGTATTGCTACCGTGGCGGACCTGTTGAATGCCCTCGAGAAGAGAGCGACGACAGAGAAACGGATCGCCCCCATTTTGCTGGCGATAGACCGCCTGCTGTCCCCACCAGACTGCCGGATGTACCATTGCCTGGCCCACACTGCGTATGCGTGGTGCAGCTGCGCGAGAGGCCGGGTGCCAGGGAAGTGCCCTGAACACCGGGCGTACCTTAAACGGAAGCGCGACCGCGAGGCGGCCGCGAAGAGCAAGTCTCCATTGACGGAGGAGAAGTGAGATGGGATGGTTCAAAGGTCTTCTGCAGTCGAGGAAGTTCTGGCTCACCGTGGGTGCCTGCGTGGCGGCTGCCGTCACGGGCAACGCCGCGGCCATACCGACCATCATCATGGTCAACGCCGGCCTGATCGCCGCCGAAGACGCCGCGGCGAAACTCGAGAGCGGCAAGCTCAAGGACTGAGTTCGAGGGCCCGCTGCGGCGGGGAGCTGCCGCCTAAGCCGAGTCATGGGATTCGGGCAGCGGGCCTCGCTTTAGAAGGAGGCTGAGATGATGGGACCGATAGGGCCTATGCGACTTATTCTGTTCTGCCTGCTCGCGCTGGCGGCCGTCGTGCTGATCGGCTGCGCCGGCACGACGTACCGCTACGTCTTCGAGACCACCGCCGCCTCCAACAACGGGAAGGTCATCGTGCACGAGATCTGGATGACCGAGAGCGCGACCCGCCCCGAGAACTGGCCCTTCAACCCGGACGGCTCGATGCGCCTCGCGAGGAGGTGATCCCATGAGAGACCAGCTCGACCTCATTGCGGCCGGCGAGTGGGACGTGCTGGTCGTGCTCGACGCCTGCCGCGCCGACGCCTTCAACGCCGTCGCCGGCCGAGACCTGCCGAAGGGCAAGACCGCCGAGGCGGTCCGCTCGCCGGCATGCTGCACCGCCGGCTGGATCAAGGCGCTGGGGCAGCTCCGGCAGGCCGGCGGAGGAGGCCGAAGCAATAGGTCCTATAGGTCCGATTGGACCTATTTCACAGCGAACCCGGTCGTCAGCCGGGAGGAGGGCCCCCTGGGCAACCGCGTGAACCTGGTCAGCGCCTGGGGTCTAGTCTGGGGCCTGCACACGCCGCACCGCATCCCGTCGGTCCACCCCCAGGCGCTGAACGGCTTGGTGATGGCGTGGGACCGGTGGGGGGCAGACTCGCAGTGCCCGCTCGTCGTCCACTACCTCCAGCCGCACAGCCCCTTCATCGGCGAGCCCGCCCTGCCGCTGGCGCGGTGGGGACGCGGCAAGGGCGACCTCTGGCGGCAATGCCACGCCCTGGCCCGGCCCGACGTCGCCGTCCGCGAGGGCAAGTGCACCTGGCCGGAAGTCAAGGAAGCATACCTGGGCAACCTGCGCCTGGTCTGGGACGCGGCCCGCGACCTGGCCCGCGCCCTCTGGGCCTACCGGCCCGGCTGGCGGATCGTCGTCACATCCGACCACGGCGAGGTCCTCGGCGCCGGGGGCCGGTTCGGGCATGAGGCCGACTGGCGCGACGAGGAGCTCTACCGGGTCCCCTGGCTGCAGCTCACGCCCGAGATCGTCGGCGGCACCGCCGCGGACGCCGCCACCGCGACACGCGAGAAACTGGAGGCCCTGGGCTATGTCTGAGCTGACCGTCGTCTGCGCCGCAAGCGGCCCCGTCTGGATCGCCCGGGCCAGGCGCGCCCTCGACTCGGTCCTGGCCCTGGCGCCCGACGTCCGGACGATCCTCTACACCTACAAGCGCCGCGCCGGCCGCGGCGACGCCGACCGGCTACAGGGCATCCTCCAGGCAGAGACGCCCTGGGTGCTCTCCATCGACGCCGACGTCCTCGCGGCGGGCGACGTCCACGAGCCGGTGCAGCTCCGCCGCAGCTTCGGCTGGCAGGACATCCTCGTCCGCGCCTCGCCCCTCCACGAGCACCCGGCCTGGCACAACGATCGGTGGCTGGGCATGCTGGCCAGCACAAGATTGGCGCCACGGGCGCCGGTTTGGAACGGCGCCTTCTACATCACGCGCGAGCTCGCCGATCGCGTCATCCCGCGCCTGCCCCACTGGACCCGCTTCTGTCTCGACTACCGCCCGATCATCTTCGACCGCCCGCACCGCAAACCCGGCCAGGTCGCCGTCACTATGGCCCTCGCCGAGGCGGGCGTCACGGACGGGCTGACGGGCTGGAAGGGGCCGGAGACGTTCTCCTGGCACAGCCGCCCCGAGACGCCCGGCATCATCCACCATTTCAACGGGGTGGTCTACGCCGAGCTCGAGGCCGCCGGCCGCCTCGAGTCCGCCCTCGAGGAGAGACGCCATGAGCAATAAGCCGGCCAAACCGCCGAACCACGCCGCCGTCCTGATCCGGCTCCTGAAGGACCGCCCCCATGGCACGGGCGCCGAGGTGGGCGTCAACCGCGGCCATACCGCCGTCCGTCTCCTCCGGCACTTGCCGGCGCTCCATACCTACTACGCCGTCGATCCCTGGCTGCCATACCCGGCCTATCAGGCGTTCCTGGCCGCCTCGAAGCGCCGCGATCGGGAGAGCTTCGACCGCGCCTTCCGCGAATTCATGGAGCGCATCACGCCCCACATCGGCCGGGTCTTCATCTTGAGAACGTTCAGCCTTTGGGCGGCGATGGCCCTCCCGGACCGCCACCTCGACTTCGTCTTCATCGACGCGAATCATTCCTACGAGTACGTGCGCCAGGACATCGCGGCCTGGACCCCGAAGGTCCGGCCCGGCGGCATCGTCGCCGGCCACGACTTCCTGGCCCGCTCAAGGGCGGGCGAGGAGTGGGGCGTCATCCGGGCAGTGCGCGAGGCCTTCGGCGACGACGTCCACATCGAACCCCATCACGTCTGGTGGGTTGAAATCACAGATAGCCGCAGACAGTAGCCACAAGAAAGGGGAGAGATATGTCAGAACCGAGCCTTGAGGAAATCTACCGCGAGGAGTACGAGACCAAGGGCGCCCAGCGCGGCATCGACCAGTACGCCGCCAAGCAGGACATGGCCGCCGCGCTCGACTGCATCGAGCGGCCCAACTCTGTCCTCGACGTCGGCTGTGGCCGCGGCTGGTGGATGGAGTACTGGCTCCTGCATCGGCCGCAGGTCTGCGTATGGGGCGTGGACGGCGTCGCGGACCTTATCAGACGGACGAGCTCGTGCCACCCCGTCTGCGAGGGGCGCATAATGGATTGTGATCTGCGCGCTCGGGACTGGTGCCTCGACCAGGGCAGCAGTTGGGACCTGGTCCTCTGCGTCGAGGTCGGCGAGCACCTCGAGGCCGGCTACGCCCCCGGCCTGGTCGAGGGGCTCTGCGCGCTATGCGGCGAGGATGGCACGGTCTTCTTCAGCGCCGCCCGACCCGGCCAGAAGGGCGTCCATCACATCAACTGCCGGCCCAAGGAGTACTGGGTAGACCTCTTCAAGGCGCGCGGGTTCGAGCTGTGCCCGGACCTCCGGCGCGCCTGGTACGACCAGCTCCACATCCGCAACTGCTGCAAGAACATCCACTGTAACGCCATGTTCTTCACGCCGAGGAGGGAGACATGATCGACCCCGGCGACATCACCGTCTGCTACGCCGTCACGCCCGACCTGCCATACCCCCGTTGCGCGGCCGCCAGCGCCTACAGCGCCGCCCGCGCCACCCCCGGCGTCCGCATCCGCATCGCCGAGGTGCCCGAGAACGACTACCCCTGGGGCGTCATGACTCACGTGCTGCCGGGGGGCGACTGCCCCACCGAGTGGGTGATCATGCTCAACGCCGACACGTGGGTGAACGGGGACCTCCGGGAGCTCATCGACGAGAACGTCGACATCCGCGTGCGCGTCTCCCGCGCCTGGGGCTCCGACCGGCTCAACAAGAAGCGCTGGTACAACATCCTGGACTCGTTTGGCGTCTGCCGCGGCCCCATCTACTCTAACAACTGCTTCGTCTGCCGGCGGGCCGTTTCCGATCACCTCCACAGCGCCTTGGATTGGTGGATGGGCGCAATAACCCATATTGGCCTGCCCGACCCGCTGAACCGGGCCCTCATCTCGAAACCCGTCCCCGAGTGGTGGATGAGCGACCAGTACGCCCTCTCCGCCATAATCGCGTCCCGCCAGTGGCGCGCGACACCACTCTGCCGGGACGAGCTGTCCTGGAACTTCGCCGGCGAGTCCGGCGGCATCGTCCACCACCTCGGCACCGACGTCGATCCTTTCGGAGAGAAAGAGTGGCCAAGATACAGCGCAAATGCTGCGAAACATGCTCCTTCTGGCGCCGCGACTTAGGCATCTTCACGGCGACGGGCTGGACTGGCGCAGGGCGCAAGGACGGTTGGTGCCTTTGCGAGCCGAAGAGGCTCCCTAAGCCCGGAAGCTCCATGTGCTCCCATTGGCAGCCCGAGGACGAGAACAATGGCTAACATATACAAAGACCTGACCGTCGCGATCCGCGTCACTGACCCCGAGTGGGGACGCCGCGCGGCCGCCGTCGCCTTGGGCGTCTCCGGCCGGTGCCAGCCCGCCGAGATCCGCATCGTCTGCTACGAGGCGGACGGCGGCAGGACTGAGCGTTACTCCAGCGGCTACGAGGCCCTCCTGCCCGTGCGCACGCCCTGGCTGCTCTCCATCGACGCCGACTCCTATGTTCGGGGCGACGTCGGGCTGCTGGTCGAGGGTGCCCGTCTGCGCGGCGCGCGCGTGGCCCTGCGCCAATCCCCGCTCCAGGCCACCGGCCGAAACAGGTGGGATGAGCAGGCTTACAGGGGCCTTTTCAAGACGTTCAAGCTCCCCTATCGCCAACTCGGCACCACGTGCGCCTTCCTGCTGCCCCGCGAGATCGACGCCCTCGTGCTCGGGGAGGTTAGCTACTGGCGCAGGAGGATCGACGAGACCGGCGTGAAGCTCTCGAAATCCTATCACGTCGCCCAGGCCGCCTTCGCTATGGCCCTGGCCCAGGCCGGCGTCGGCGACAAGGAGACCTGGTGGCTGGGCCCCGTGGAGCTCTCATTCGAGGGCGAGCCGCGCGGCATCATCCACCATGAGGCCCTGAAGAAATACAAACTGCCCATCCGGGAGGTCCAGCCATGACAGACACGCCCGCCGTCACGTGCCTGTGCCCGACCTACGGACGGTTCTCGAGGCTGCGGGAGGCCCTCGCCTGCTTCCTGGCGCAGGACTATCTCAACAAACGCCTTCTGATCCTCAACGATGCGCCTGAGCCGATCCGGTACAGGCCGCCGGCGCCGGGCAAAGCCGGCGCCGCATACGTCCCATCGGTCCTATACGACCTATCGCCGCCCATCCAGGTCCTGAACCTGCCCACCCCCTTCGAGACCCTCGGCCACAAGCGGGCGGCCCTTCTGGGCCTGGCGGACACGCCGCTGGTCGCCCACTGGGACGACGACGATCTCTACCTGCCCTGGCACCTCTCCGACGCCGTCGACAGGCTCCGCAACGGCGTCGACTGCACGAAGGTCCGCTCGGCCTGGCTCATGAAGGACGGCACGATCACCGGCACCCACGACTCCGGCAACGACGGCGCGATGGTCTTCCGACGCCAGGCCGCGCTCGAGCTCGGCGGCTACCGCCTCACCCAGACCGGCCAGAGCATCGACCTCTTGCACAGGTTCGAGGCCACCGGCAGGTACGGCCCCTTCGGCGACAACGGGCTGCGCAGCGTCGCCGTGCGCCGCGCGCCCGGCCACAACATCGAGGCCCGAACTCCGGAGGCCTTCCGCGCCGGCAACACCGACTTCGGCGACGGCCGGCCCCTTACGCCCGCCGATCTGCGGCCGCTGTGGGCCGCTATCATCGACGGCGCGCGCCCCCTGCTCCCGTCCGACGCCCACGCGGAACTCCAGCGGAGGCTCTCCGATGCCGCCTCATGACAACAGGCCCGAAGTGACCTGCCTCTGCCCGACCTACGGCCGGTTCGAGCGCCTGCGCGAGGCCCTCGCCTGCTTCCTGGCCCAAGACTACCCGAACAAGCATCTCCTGATCCTCAATGACGCGCCGGAGCCGATCCGGCACTCTCCGCCGGCGCCCGGCGATGCGGTCGCCGAATCTGTCCCATCCGTCCTATATGACCTATCCCTGCCTGTCGAGATCATCAACGCCCCCCCGCTGGAGACCCTCGGCCACAAGCGCCAGGCCCTGCTGGAGGCCGCACAGACGCCCCTGGTGGCCCACTGGGACGACGACGACCTATACCTACCCCATCACCTCACGCGCGCCGTGGCGGCCCTCCTCGCGCGCCCTGGCGCGACCTGCGCGAAGGGCCGCGGCGCCTGGTTCATGGTCGGCACGGAGGTCCGCGGCATCCGCCACAATGTCTTCGAGGGGCAGATGGTCTTCTCCCGCGCCCGCGCCCTCGAGCTCGGCGGCTACCCCCCGCGCCACAGCGGCCAGGCGAAGGCCCTCCTGGGCAAGTTCCACAAGGCAGGCGAGCTCGTCAAGATCGGCGACTGGGCGGACGGCCCCCCGAGCTACGTCTACCGCTGGGACCAGGGCGTCGGCCACATCTCCGCCTTGGGGAACAGGCCCGAGAGCCTGGCCATGTTCCAGGCCCGAAACACCGACTTCGGCGACGGCGGCCCCCTCACCCCCGCCGACCTGACGCCCTACTGGGAGGCCCTGCTCGCCCGCGCCCGCGAGGACTTGTCATCAGCCCCATCGGTCCTATACGACCTATCGCCCAAGGACCGTTACCAGGCCCTCGAAGCCCTCTTGAACCCGGAGGCGAGCGCCGCCCCGCCGAACTATCTGCGAGGCGCCAAGATGGTCGTGCACCTCGAGGCCAACGACATAGGCGAGGAGCCCACACCGTGAAGAAACTCCCCAAGACCGTCCGGATCGCCGGCATGACCTATGCCGTGCGCCAGGTCGCCTGCGGCGACATCCTCGGCCAGCACATATCCGTCTCCAACGAGATACGCATCGACATGGAGGCCTGCGCAGACCGTGGCTGGGAGATATTCTGGCACGAAATCATACACGCGATCAACAACTCGAACCATCTCGAGCTGCATGAGGGCCAGGTCGCCACCATCGCGACCGCCATCACCCAGGTCATGCTCGACAACCCGGCGGCAATCCCGCACCTTCTCAAGGGCGAGCGCCGATGAAACTCACCGCCCTCATCCCGGCCTACAACGACGCATACACGCTGCGCCTCTGCCTCGCATCCCTCGTCGACCATTTCGACGAGATCATCGTCCTGGACGACGCCTCCACCGACGAGACCCCCGACGTCGCCGCCGACTTCGCCCGTCGCAACCCGCGCGTCCGCTACGCGCGCCATGAGGGCCCCCAGCTCGGCTGGGTCGAGGCACGCAACCACCTGGCCGCCCACACCGACTCCGACCACCTGTTCTGGCTCGACGCCGACGACGTCCTCTGCGAATACCAGGCCGACCGCCTCCGCCGCCTGGCCGAGGGACCCCACGCCCTGGTCCGCCTGCGCCTGGCAGAGATGTGGGGCGACCTCTACCACACCACCCAGCGCCTCCGCCACCAGGACCGCTGCCACCTCTACGTCAACCGGCGCAGGTTCAAGGACCTGATCTGGGGAGGACGCGCCGCCGCCCGGCCCGACGCCGAGCCGATCCCCGGCGCCCGTGTCCAGGCCACCGTCACAGGCCCTGTGCTGATCTTCCACCTGAAGGGCGTCAAGCCCGACTACCGCCTCGTTCAGCGCCAGCACGTGCGGCAGTACCTGCGCATGAAAGAGCGCCCCGCGCGCCTGAGCGACTGCGTCGGCGACCTGCCGCCCGAGGACCTCCACCGCCTGGCCCTGAAGATGCTCCTGCGCAGCCGCCAGGACAAGCTCCGCCCGACGTACCTCCTGGAGGGGTGCCGCCCCACCGGCCCCGACGCCATCTGGCCCAGAGAAGAGAGGCTTGGCGCTGGGCAGGCCGCCGTGAAGGATAAGGCAGAGGCAAGCCGCTTGTGCCGGGAGATTTGCGCCCTGGGAATGGACCCGGCCGCGTATTCACTCCCTCTCCCCAGGGGAGAGGGCAGAGGTGAGGGCAACAAGAAGGGCGCGCCCCGCCGCCCCTGCGTGATCGAGGACGCCCTGCCCGGCCGCTTCCGCATCATCTACGACGCCGCCGGCACCCCCATCGACCGCCTCGACACGGAGGGAGGTTGATGCTTCACTCAGCACCCCGAAATGCGTTTGGTCTCCTTGGCCATATGGTTGACCGCCTCAATGCAGAGGGTAAACAGGGTATGGGCGGATTCGTCATCGTGTCTCAGATCGGGGTGCTGCGTCGGGTTTCTCAGATGTGTTCCCACGTAGAACAATCCAGCCAGCAGAGCATCACTGGGTTTGCGTGTCCTCCGGTTCTTGAGGGCCTTCACGAGAGTATTCCACCCCGGCCAGTTCTTCCGGGGCGTGCACGACTGGGCGCAAGCACAATAGAACTGGCGCAGGGCGCATTCAGACGCGCGGACTATCAGACAGGCGCCCGCGGTGCACAGAGAGAAGGCGAGACACTGAGCCGCCTCCGCGAAGTCCTGCTGGGCCAATTCAGGAAGCCCGGCGAAGACGCCCTCATGGAAGAGCGCCGCGGGGTTCGTCAACAGGTGCTCTTCTTTCATCTTGGTGGGGCCGGGCATAACGGTGAACCTGTGTTGCGCTTCACCCTCGAGTCTCTGCCAGGCGCCGAGCATTGCGGTTTGGATCTTATGGCTGCTGTTCGCATCGACTTTCGACGAAGGAGGGCGGAGTTTCAGTTCCCTCATGACACGCCTGAGTGCCAGCGCCAAGGAAGAAGCCGTGTCCGGAAAACTGAGATCCGACAGGCGACCCACGGCACGCCGCCACGCGTTGAGGGCGCCCTCCTTGCCACGGATCGCCAGCCCCTCTGTGGTCTGGCCCAGCACTGTACTGCACCCCTGAAACTGGACAGGTGCCTTATTGTCGGGTACCGTCCTGGATCAGGAGGCAGCAGTCATGTCCAAGCGACGCAAGTTCACGCCACAGTTCAAGGCCCGCATGAC